TTCCGCCACACCTTGCTTTTTAGGTTCTAGAGCACGTTTCTCGTTAGCAGCTTTTCTCGCTTCTTCTTCTTCGCGTTGCTTCTTTACTTTTTGCAAAGCTTCTTGCCAACGAACAGCAGCAGATTTCTTAGCCTCAACAATAGGTTCACCATCTAGCTCAACTGAATCACCAACATATTGACCAGGCTTGTGTTGGGAATATGACTTGGCAATCTGTTTATCAACATCTGCTTTAGATGCAGGAGCCATCTTTGTTGGTTCTCCTCGTTTCATTTGATTAGCAGACTTCTCTTTAGAAGCTGCTATACGTTCTTTAGTTGACCTGGTATCTACTTTATATCCTGGGTTTTTCTTGAGAAAGGATGCAAGAGTCTTGCTATCTACCTCATCGATCTGTTCAACTTCTTCTTTCTTCATTTTCTTAGCATCTCTGCGAGCTTTCACTGCTGCAAGATCGGCGTTTGCTTTTTCTTTTCTCTTCTTGTCTTGGTAATCAGAAATTTTGTTACCAAGTTTAGCACCAACGTATGCTGCTGCTGGCATTGCTGCAAGTGCAGCAATATAGGCACCATGAATTTCATCGATCTGTTCAACTTCTTCATTGTACTGACGGCCAACAAAGTTTTGGATCGAAGTCAGTACATCAGACTTATCCTCTGACTGAGGGCTAATTGTTTTACGGTGAGCTCTGACTTTACGAGTTACTGGCTTACCCTGTGCATTGACAGTGTTAACCAATTTAAAGTCAGAAGATACTGCAACACCTTCTGACAAAATGTCTTTAAGACTCTTCATTTGTTTTCCTTCTTGTACTGATTTCCATCCGCCACCCTTACCCTTGTACCATTTAGCAGCAAGTGACTTAGCTCTTGCCCAAAGACTCGGGTTTGTAGGAACATTCTTTTCTTCTAAGTATTCTTCTGAGTGCATGTTGATATAAAAGTTAGCTTGTTTCTTATCTAGTGTTGTTGCATTAGCTCTGTTTTTTAAACTTCTTACCTTGGCCAGTGTCAGAGGACCTTGAATCTTTGCTTTCAATGTTCCAGGTGCACCTCTTTTGCTATGACTTTTCTTAATTAGGTCAGATGTACTAACCTCTTCTGTAGCAACATTGATTGGTTTCTCACCCTTACCAGGTCTATCAGCAACAGGATCTTCTCTTCTTTTTCTACGAGCTGCTGCTGCTCTATCTTCTTTATCCATAGCACTAGCCTTTGCAAGTGGCAAACATTTCGGTTTACCTTCACCTTCTTCTCTGGCACAGTCACCTTTGATGTTTCCTTTGGTATCCATTCGGACCCATTTTTGACTGAACCACTTGCGTAGGTCCTCGTTCATTACATCTTTTTCTTTTTAGAGTGTCCATGCATCTCAGAAACAAGGATCTCTAATGTGCTAGTTGGAACTTGTTTTTCAATTCCGTGCTCAAACATAACATCATACCATGCAATGTTACCTTCTGCATCAGGATCAGCGTGTTGAGTAGTGATTGTACGGCCTTCACCGTATGACTCACTCTTTACGTGAATAGCACACTGATGAGCATATCCATTTCCTGGAGTATCTTTACCTTCCTTCATAGGCTTCTTGCCTGTTTGAGGAACACCCATCTTACGCTGTAGATCTTTGCGTTGATCTTCATCTGAACCACCACCAAGTTTGCTAAGAACTTTCTTTGCGACAGATTTAGCTGCAGACATCATCCCTTCTTCTACAGACTCTTCATTTGTTTTCTTTTTCTTTCCGTAAAGACCAAGCTTCATTTTCATTTTTGAAGACATTTCCTCAACAGGCTCGGCTTCTTCTTTAGTCACACCACGTGCTTTAAGAACATCACCGTGAGTAATACGTTTTGGATCACCATGAAAGGCTGCTAGCTTCTCTTCTTCAGAATTGCGAGGAATAGATCCTTCTTTCTTATCCTTCTTCATCACTTCCATTACCGACTGATAAAGTGCATCAGTGATATCAAACTTCTTATTAACTGATTCCATTGACATACCTCTTCCTCTTCCTCTTTTATTATCTCTTTCAATTTCTGCATCGGTACGAGTTCTAACTGGTGAACCATCCCCAGATCTTACCACATTGCCACTTCTATCCTTGACAGTATTATCAGCAGCAGGAGGAGTTAGTGCAGCTTGAGGTTTATCTGCAGCATTAGGTTTGACACCAGCCATTGGGCTACCAGAAGGCTTTGATGGTTCATTGCTATCGCTGCTGCCCTTAGCAGTCGAGAAGTTACCACGCATACCACCCGAATCGTTTGGCTTTGTTGCGGAGGCTTCGTTGTCGTTTACTTTTACAGAGTCAGGAACTTCTGCTGGTTTTGGACTAGTATTGGTACTATAGCTTGAAGCTGTCTTCTGAGTGCCTTCATCGTCTGGACCTTTATCCATTTCATACTTTTTTGGAGCTTCCGCTGCAGCTGTTGCAGTAGGTACTTTAACAATGTTTTTCTTCATATCATCTGTATCTGGACCAGACTTTTCTGCACTACGCTGTGTTGCATTAAGTTTGTCTTGGCTAGGAGCAGCAGCCATTGTTGCTTGATCTGGTTTATTTACTTCAACTTTTTTGACAGGAGTATTCGTTGATTGTGCTTGAGCTTGTGGTTTTGATACTGGTGGTTTGTCTTTAGTAACTACAGCTCTATTCGTTTTAGGGTCTGATGATTTTACAGGTACATATGTTTTGTCTTGAGCAAATCCTCCTACCTTCTCTGCACTTTTGTTGTACCTGTCTAGATAATTTCTAGCTTGAGGGGACATATTTGAGTTAGAGCCTGAAATGTTTTTTGCCTTATTAGCATCATTCTGAGCTGCACCAGTAGCACCAAGTCTTTCCATAATAAATCTTGCTGATTCGTAAATTGATTTCATTTCTTTTTCCTTCTAGTTTTTATTAATCTGAATCTATGATTTTTAGTTTTCTTTGAGCTTTAAGATTAAAACTTGCATGTCTTAAACTATCTGTATGCTTTGCGTGCTTCTCTTTAGTATCGCTTACAGGAGGAGATTGAAGTCTCTTCATTTCGTTATCTGTAACTTTGTCAAATACTCTACCATCATCTTCACGATATTTTTTGATAATATTCATATGATCGTTAAGATAATTAACTTTATCTGAGATACCCATCTTATCAGTGAATATTCTTATCTTATCTATTATTTGGCCAGCTTCTTCAATATCTGAATCAGTACTTCTCTCTTTAGAGATCACTTGTTTTTCTAAACCAAATAACTGATCATGCAATATTGCTGCCTTCTCTGCATGATCTGAATTAGTATCTCTTGGGAGAGATGAAAATACCTTCTGAGCACCAGGACAAACTTCAAAATGTTTTGTCTTATATGTACCTGCAACTATCTGCTCGTCAGAATCTTTTTCGAGCTGCTCTCTTCCCTCACGTAATCCAGCACGAGACAAACGAACAACATCTCTAATTCTATTCTCTAACGATCTGTATTGATTCTTTGTCATTACCAAGCCTTACAAGACCAATATCTTGCTTTTGTTTTTGGACCAGGATCATCACAGTTGTGTCTTGCTCTGAAACTCTTACGACGAGCAGGTATATTCTTCTTTATGGTCATATTTTTGTCACCAAAGTTTACCTTGACAACATTACCTGTCTCATTCTTAACAAACACCTTAGACTTCTTTACATCTCCTGCCATAGGCTTGTTAAGCTGTACAGCGCGTCCCTGATACTCTGCCTCTGTAATAAATTGTAAGAAACTTAGCATGGAGTGTTTGCCTTCCGTTTTGCTCTCATCATTCTGGCAAAAGCTTCAACAGCTTCACCAGGTGTGTCTTTCTTATATTTATTGGTCAGGTTATTCGTACCTTCAAACCCTGCGCCAATCTCTTCTTCAACAGAAGGATGTAGGGCAAATCCACCTTGCATCTTTATTCCAAGATCCTTTGCAGTGTATACACCACTATACCCAGAAGCACGGTCTACTATGAAACTCTCAGAAAGAGGAGTTCCGTCCTCTAATTCCATATGATTAACAAGACCCATCTGTTGACGAGCTGACTTTGCAGCTGCTGATTGTTTTTGCTGTCTTATCTGACTAAGTGTTTTAGGAGCAGGTGCAAGATTATTTTGCATTTGCTGCGTACGAGCTCTACTTGGTGGAGGAACTATAATCGATGACTGAGTAGCTGGTGTAGCTTGAGGAGCAGTAGCTTGAGGAGCAGTAGCTGGTTGCTGTGCTGCTCTTGCAGTTGGTCTTGGCTTTGGCTGCTGTGTAGTAGTTGCAGGCTTTTGTTTTGATTGCCCGGACCTCATTGCATTTGTCTTTAACTTTTGCTGAGCTAACTTTTCTTTTGCTGAAGCGATATTGATCTTATCCATGTCGCTACTAGTTTTTTGTTTTTTCTTATCTGGATCTTGTTTTCCAAAATCAGATAACTTTTTAAGACCGTATCCTACAGCACCTGTCAATGCAGCAGCTGCAGTTTCAGGTCTTTGTAGAGCCAACCCAGTAGCAATAGCGGCACCTGTGACCTTAGCAGCAGCTCTAACAGGAGCAGTCACTGCTGATATGAATCTTCCTTCATACATTGTGAACATTGCATTTAAGTCTTCACTCGATACCTTTTCACCAATTAACTTGCTATAAATTACTGGTTGATAGCTTTGTGTTAGGTTTTGAATGTTACCGTAGACACCTTTGGTAGACTTATGCGATCTAACTGCATTCAATCTTTTCATCTCTCCAGCCTTGACTCTCGGCATCAATCTTGTTGCCATTGCCTTGATATTCTTTGTTCTTGGCTCGATCTGTCTATCAATATTCATCTTCTGAGCAGGTGATAGCTTGCTATAGCTTGTACCTCTTGCACCAGCTGCTCTTTTTCTCAACATTGTCTTTGCCATTCTCATTGCACGGCGCATGAGTTGGTCAGGTGTAGCTAGTCTATTCTTTTTAATATTCCTTGCCCTGACAATTCTGGGCTTTGTACGCTTCATTTGCAAAGCTCTTTTGCGTCTTTGCATGAGAGACACTACACGCTCAATCAATGTTTGTTCTGTTTGGATTAGTTTTTTATCGGTTTCTTTTGGATCAAGCTCAATTTTATCCAATGGATTACCAGTAGCAATAGCAAGTCCTTTTTTCTGACGCATGGCAATGACGGCAGGGGTAATAGGTTGTTCTTGTTCGTTTGTCATAATTCTCTTGCTAGTTGGCAGGTGGATGATTAACTATTTATAATATCATTCCACAGCAAATATTTTGTCAGATCCTACTGATAGTTTGTGAGAGTAACCAAACTGATTAAGCATTGCTTCCGTCTCTCCGTTTGTAGTCTCTAGTGATATTACAGGTTTGAATCTTTCAATTGTATCCATTGCACCCAAAATAACATTAGGCTCATATCCTTCACAATCGAGTTGAATTAGATCACAATGATCTAAAGCTAGTTGATCTATTGTAAATGTTGGAATAAATGAAGTTTTGATTGGATATCTGTTACCATCATCGCTTACAGTATGACAACCAACGTTGCCTTCGTTACCATTATACACATGAACAAGTTTATTAATTTCACCCAGTGCAGCATTGAACTTGAAGATATTGACTGATTGGCAATTGTTGACAAGGCAATGGAAGTTTAACGGATCGGGCTCAAATGTATATACTCTTGAGAAATGTTGTGAGAATAACATTGGATAGAGACCGCAGTTACCTCCAGCTTGAACAACTACATCAAACTTCTTGCAGTATTTTAGATATCCGTCCTTATGAGACCGAACCCACTCTAAACTAGGACCATCCCATGCACCACTATCTGTCTTTGGCCACATCCAATTGGACACTCCATCAACACTCTCTTCTCTCACTCTCACCTTACCATCAAATAATTTCATATTAATCCTTTACGTTCATTCCTTTACGGACATCATTATACAACTGCTTTGCGTGAATCTCTTTTGTTCCACCAGGAAGTCCTTCTTTGAACTTACCGTAGTTACCAGTACATTCCTTCTACACCTTCTGCATCTGGGTCTCTTGCACCAGCTGACACAACAGATATCTTTTTAAAATTAAAGTGACCATGGCTACCAGACTGACCATTATACTGATGCAGCTTCTCTTTATAGTCATCTACTCTATCAGACCCAGCAACCATTACAAGATGTTCTGTTCCACTCTTGTGTAGCTCAGATGCTTGGTGAAGGAATGTAGGATGTTCTTTAGATGAGGACTTAATATTGGTTCCCGGAAACAAATTCTTAGCATGAGTTACCTTTGCTTCTGGGCTCAACGGATTCTTCTTTGCGTCTTGGCTGTGGCTCAAAACAACAACATGATTACCGTTATGCTTGTCAGCAACTTCCTTCACCTTGTTTACCAGCTTCTCATGGCCAGCAGTCGGTGGATTCATTCTTCCGAATGCCATCACAGTTGTCTTTAACTTTTCTTCTGCGAGAAATTTATTGAATGATAACATTTATTACCTTAGAAAGTTTTGTCTGCTGAATTCTTCTCTATCAACAATCTTTGTTGGTCTGTTATTCACAACAGCAACGAATCCTTCACCCTTAGTTGGTGTACCTTTGATAGATGTCTCAAACTTCTGAGCTGGTGCAAGTGCTTGATTATGAACATTCTTTGCAGCTTGCAAATGATGATGAACCTGAAGAACCTTGTCAATTGCATCTGAATTGGCTCTGACGTGGCTAAGCTGAGTGTTCATTGCATTTGTCTTTGCCTCTATTGTCTTTGGCATCTTGACTTTCTTGATTTCTTTCTCATGCTGCTCTTTGACATGAGAATAGAAGTCGTGAGAGTTAGGAGTAGTCCCCTCTCTAACTGTTCTGTTAATGTAAGTCTTTAGATGTTCAGTATGAGGTTCAACCTTTTTGTACTCACCTGGCTTTATTGTTCTTGCAACTCTATCAGCCTCTGCCATGTGTTCTTTGAAGTCGGCTTGTCTTGCTGGTGGATAGTGAGTCTTGCTCATATCAACACCAACATCAATAGCGTGAACATCAGAATGATCTTTAAACCCTGAAAGATTAGGTGTGTAGTTCGCTTTCATCGATGTAATGTCTTTACCGTCATATCCAGTATGAACTGCAACACCGAGTTTAGCTGCACCTAACTTCTTTCCTTCTTCGGAATTGGATTTAGCAGAGTAAGTAATCGTATTAGGTTTGAAGTGTAGCTTACTACCTTCTTTCTCAACACTACCAGCATGGTGCATTAAGTCACCTTGGAATACACCAGTCTTAGGTGTAATCTTCGGAAGATGATCCAATGCTTTCTTGAGATTGGAAACCAACCCAGGTGCATGGCCGTGATTGTTCTCGATGTCTTCGTGAGTGTAGTTGATCTTTGGTTCTTTATTGAATGCGGACTTGGTCGATACAAAGAACTGACCTGTAGCTGGATGGTGACCAAATACAATACTCGGACTTCCGTCATACTTCTCAGTAATAGAAGCACCACCCTTTTGACCTGTTAATGTTTTATGAACTGCATTAAGAGTATTAACTGCGTGCTTATAACCAGCAGCACCTGCATTGACTACATGGTCTTCTGCATGTTCTAGATGGGTCAGCTTTTCTTCATTGGCAGCAGACTCACGAAGCAATGTAAAGATATGACGCATCAAACATACTCCGCAACTGTTCTAGATCCTACTGGTAAAACCCCTGTCCTGATATTATTTAAACCATGATTCTTTCTTCCACCCATATAACGTGCAGAAACCATGCCCTGTACTTTAGAAGGAAGTTTACCGTTCTTGTAAACATTAGTTGCATGAATTTCATGATGGCCGCTGCTACCTTTTTCAAGATTTACTTTACCCTGAACAATAGCGTGGACATTATTGATACCTTTGTGTTTGCTACCGTAGTCATTTCCAAAAGCAGCTTTATGTAACAACTCCTCGTGTTCTGGATTTGATCTATCCAACTTAGTTGCAACTGTTCCAGGCATGGACTTTCCATCACCTTTATATTTCTTTTTAATGTGAGAGACAAGATGTTGAACTGCAGAGTTTTCTCCATGCTCAGTGGTTCCACCAAGTTGTTGGAAATCTTTTACGGAACTACCTGCCTTGTGGCTCAAGTAGATGTGGTTTCCATTTTTATCATGTAACATGAAGTCAGCTTTTGGAGTACCCGGTACCTTTTCTGCGTGAGTAATTTCATGTACAGTTTTACCCACCTTGACTTTAATGTGGTCACTCTTACCTTTTTTCTCTTCGATTTGCTTATTGACGTCATCGATAGCAGCAGTCTCATGCTGCATTACATTAGATGGGCTAGCACGCTCCAAAAGAAACTGCTCTTCTATGAAAGTGGAAAAAGACTTCATTACATACTCCGTGTTATATCATATATTTATATCATAAAAAAACCCACCGAAGTGGGTTGTTTGGAATAGAGTGATATTATAAAAGTATATCAGCCACGCCTAGATCGATACACTCCTGAGCAGATAGCCAAACATCTGATGGTGGAAGTAGTTTACGCTTAATTGTACGCTCATCCATATCAGTGCTGTTCTTGATAATGTCGAGCATCTTTTGTTTAACAAACCGTGTCTCACGCTCTGATGCTTTGATATCGTGCTCCTTGCCTTCGTAGGAAGTAGAGATGATGCTTTGATATCGTGCTCCTTGCCTTCGTAGGAAGTAGAGAACTGATGGCACATGATACTTGTATTCTTTGCAAGTGTTCTACCACCTCTTTCACCTGATACAAAAATCATAAATGCTGCGCTCATCAAACTTCCAAGACCAATTGTTTTAATTGGAATTTTACTTGACTTCATTATATCAATAACAGCAAATGAATCATAAAGGTCTCCACCAATACTGTTAATATAAAGTGTCAAGTATTCTTTTGGAGTAGGGTTTGTATTCTCACTTATAATCCATTGAATTAACGGTGTTGTGTTAAACTGATTGATCTCACCAGTCAAATAATGTATACCACTAGTATACAAATTGAATTCAATCTGGTCTTCAACATTACATATATTGTCAGATAGCATGATATTCCTTATGGGCATTTAATAATTCGGAGCGCTTCACGAACAAAACTATCATCTTGATCATTGTTGCGCAAGTATTTAGCCTGCAACCTATAGGCTTCTTTCTCATTGCTATACCAGACGTTGCAATCATATGCCCTGAATCCAGTATTTGCTTGAATGTGATGAATGAATTCATGTACCAGTATTGATTTGGTAAGAGGACTATTCATATCAAGATCTTGCTTGTAATATATTTTATTATTATGATATACAGCATTTACAGGACAGTACTGCTTTTCAGTACAAACAAGCGACTTTAAGTAATCATAAGAGGCAGGATGTATTTCGGGAAAAGGAATATCGTCTTTTGTCTTCATCAGCCGTTTGGCCTCATTCATTAACGATATCATATTGGTATCAGGTGCAATCGCACCCTGACTCTTAGACTGAGCAAACAAAGAACCAGTAGCAGCGACTATCAACAAACCAATCAGTTTTTTCATAACGACTCCAAGTGATAACCAATTATACGATAACACGGATCAGGTATCAACTGGCCTTATTGTCTATTTGTTTGATTGTTTCGAAGTCTAAAGTACCAGTCACAAGACCATGCAATAGAAACTTATGGTACAACTCTTCTTCTAATTCCATTGCTTCCTGTTCCCATGGTTGTTCATCGTATTTCAAATTTCTGTACTTCATACCCCTCCAGGTATCAACAGGCTTTCCTCTTACAAATTTGGATTTCAACTCTTTAGTAGCATATTGCTTCAGATGTATCATCTCATGTGCAAGAGTAATCATCATGTGTTCAAATGTTAGTTTTTTGTTCAGTTCAATCTCAAAGTCATAACCATCATAATGCATGCAATATCCATCTGCTTTGCATTTCACTGCATTAATGTCCAAGTATATTTTATAATACTGATCAGGAACCAATTCAATTGCATAGTACGTTGCAGCTTGTTTGATCAGTTTAATCAATACTCTATTCTTGAACTTCCTTGTTTTAATCTTCATTCTTTTCTTTTCTGAGAGCAATCATCGATACAATGATATCGGCAGGAAGATCAAACATCTTACACAAATAAATCCAAAAGTGTTTGATGGTAATTAGAACAGAGGTTACTACAAATATAATTGTGAAAGAAAGTATGAAACTAACTGAATGAACTAAACGCATCTTTGAATTTGCCTTTTTCTGATTTGATTCTTAATCCAGAATCTGATTTGTCAAACACAGGGCCATCATCAACGATGTCTTGTTGAGCAGACTGTTCGACATCATACAGCTTCATCTTAGACTTGTCAACACCAACAACGAACCTGCGATGTTTGGTGGGATCACTGTATCGGTTCTTTAGTTGTTTGACCATAATCTGATTAAGGTCTTGCAATTCTTCTGAACTGATCAATGCAATCATAAAGTCAGCGGTCGCTGGTAGGCCGAACGATTCACTTGTATCTTCTAAACCTAAATCACTGCTTGTGAAGCCACTACGTGTTGTTTGAGTAGCTGTAACAATTGGAACATCAAACTCAACAGCAAGTCCTCTCAACTCCTCCGCAATCGCTTTGATGTATGTGTATGAGTTAACATTGGCACCGTACTTCAATCTTGAAGAGCTGCAGATATTTAGATAATCAATGTAGATGATTCTTGGCTTGAAGTTTCTTTTTACTTTCAGCTCATTTAACAAATGCCTCATGTGGCCAGCACCAGCTGATGCAGTTGGATACTCCTTGACGATCAGTTTGCCTTTTGTATTGCTAAGCAGTCTTTCCATCTTCTTATCATAGGAGTCACGAGGAAGTAGACCGAGCTCATCCAAAGACACGTTCAACAGGTTGGCATCAATACGTTCTGCAATCTTCTCTTCTGCCATCTCTAGTGTGATATACAGGACATCCATACCAGCAGCAAGATTAGCAGCAGCAAAGTGACACATAGCAAGCGACGTAATCAAGATCAAAAGGAACCTTCTCTTCTTTTCTGTGATAGTACTCATACCGAGCAGCAGCATCTTCAAAGAAGTCGTGTCCGATGTGTGAGTCGAATGATACAGACAATGCATCGGATAGAATCTGTGGAATAGCTCCCTTACCCAACTTATCCTTATCACTATCCAGAATCTGGATCGACTTCATAATTGCGTTGTAGATTGCTTTATCCTGACAAAACTTCTCAGTCTGATCAATTAACCAATCAATGTTCTCGTTTGGCTTATCTTCTAACTCACCAACAAGAACGGATACGTCATTGTAATAACTTGAGATCTCTTTGTTCTCATCGAGCTCAATCAGCAATGCTTCCTTATTAGGAAACTTATTGTATTTGTTGACGAACTCATTGACTCCTTCGTAGAGAGCTTTGATCGATCTCTCAATAAAGTACTCACTCTTTAGAAAGGGAATGGCCTTACGGCCATACTCCTCATTCGAAAGAAGGTTCGATAAAATTAACTTTTCAATCATTCATTGATACCATAACTAAATTCTTTCTTAGCACATTCTTCTAGTCGTGCCAATACTTCTTCTGTAAAGTAGAGCTCAGGATTGTTATTGATCTCTTTACCAAATACCTTACGACCGTCTGGCAACTCATAGCGAGTGGATACTTTCTTGATCACTTCATACTTCTCAGCAAGCTCTAGCAACCCAAAGTATCTGTCGAGACCCTTGTTGTAAGTAAGTAACACAGTTGCGTCTTGGTTTTCTTTGGAGAGTCTAGACTTGAAGGTTTTGATCTTGATTTGGTTTCCAATGATCTCTCCGTCTCCGTCTTTCTCTTTCTTTTTGGAGAGCATAGCAATAGTGCTTGCTGCGTACTTGAGACC